TCAGGGGCGACCTGTCCGACATCACGGGCGACCTGTCCGACATCACGGGCAACCTGTCCGACATCAGGGGCGACCTGACCGGCATCACGGGCAACCTGTCCGACATCAGGGGCAACCTGTCCGACATCACGGGCAACCTGTCCGGCATCAGGGGCAACCTGTCCGACATCAGGGGCGACCTGACCGGCATCACGGGCGACCTGACCGGCATCACGGGCAACCTGTCCGGCATCAGGGGCAACCTGTCCGACATCAGGGGCAACCTGTCCGACATCACGGGCAACCTGATCGGCATCAGGGGCGACCTGACCGGCATCAGGGGCAACCTGTCCGACATCAGGGGCAACCTGTCCGGCATCACGGGCAACCTGTCCGGCATCAGGGGCGACCTGACCGGCATCACGGGCGACCTGTCCGACATCACGGGCGACCTGTCCGACATCACGGGCAACCTGTCCGGCATCAGGGGCAACCTGACCGGCATCAGGGGCGACCTGGATAAGGCGGACATAACCATGGAGGAGCGCGCCGCAGGGATAGATATCTCCGCGCTTATTAAGCATTAAGCGGCCACGGCTTACAAATCGGAGGTACGAATGGAGTCAAAGGAAGTGCTTTCAGGATTCGCGATAATCGTCGCGGATCGCGGCTATGTGTACGTCGGAGATTGCGCGATAGATGATCGCTATTGCGTAATGACCAATGCGCGGAACATCCGCTACTGGGGGACCGAGCGAGGGCTCGGACAACTCGCGCTCGAAGGGCCTACCGAAAAGACAAAGCTGGACGCCGTAGGTAGCGTCCGCATACCGGCCCGAGCGATCATCTCCGTAATCGACACCGAGGCCGCAAAGTGGCCGTCCTCGAAGTAACACTAGACGGCTACGGCTACGGCGACGGCTACGGCTCCGGCGACGGCGACGGCGGCTACGGCTACGGCGACGGCTACGGCTACGGCGACGGCGGCGACGGCTACGGCTACGGCGACGGCGACGACGGCTACGGCGACGGCGACGGCTACGGCGACGGCTAATCATTCGGGCAAGGCCTTCGCCGCTCGGCTTTCGGGGCGGACTTGCCGGTGGGTAGTCTCGGAAGGCTAACGCGCGCCTACTCGGTTCGACTCCGAGCGCCGGCATCGCCGCTGTTATCCAGGATTTGGCGGATGACGGGGAGCCTTCGGGCTCTGTGCCTAGCCTGGTAGGTACATTCGAGCAAAGCGGATCGCGCGGGTAACTCGGCCCGCAAGCCCATGCGATCCGCAACTATTGGCAATCGGACAGAGCGTAGGTCGCAACGCGATCGCGCGGTAACTATGTAAAGGCTGTCGCCAGAGCCCGTAACCGGCACTTTTTAAGGAGGCGCGATGAATCCGCTATGGCTACTGCTGATCGTCCCGGGCGTAAGCTTATTTACCATCTGCATTATGGCGATGTTTTGGGCGGGCGACGACAGCGACGCGCGCATGATCGCGCTACTCAAAAAGCAATATGACGAGTTACAAATCTGCCCTGACGGTGACGTGAATATCCTAGCCTTGCGCCATGACGCGGAGCTCCGCGAGATAGAAGGATGAAGATACTCCACGCCCTGAAAGTCGCGATACTGATCATCGGCAACCTGTGCGCGCTGGCCTTTCTGACCGTAGGCGCGGTTACGGCCTATACGCTTATCATCCAAGCGGCCGAAGCGCGGCCGGTCGTCTACGTCGCGGAGCGCTCATCGCCGCCGAAGGGCCTGTCAAAGTACGGATTCTACGAGCTGGCCTATGCATACAAGGGCGATATACACCGCGTGCAATTCCTGGCCCGTGCGCAACGCGACGCATTCGAGCGCGACTATCTGCAAAAGCTCGGACTCGTGACCGGCCCGGCGGTTGACATGAGCAAGATACCGCAAGACCTGGGCGATGCGGTCGGTAAAAATGCCCGGTGAATACGCGCTATGCCAGGGCAAGCGATGCCTGTCCTACTGCGAGGCACACCAGCAGATAGCCGACGCGCGGAGGATGAACCATACGCGGCATCTCAAGCACATTCCGAAGCGGGCGTACAAGTGCGATATCTGCGGGACGTGGCATCTGACGAGCAAGCCGGACAGGACGCGAGCCAAGAGATAGGGCTTGCAATCTGTCGCGGATTGTAATATACTAGGCGTGCTCGCCGAGCGCGAGGAAGGAGCGGAGTAATGGAAGAGCTTTTCACGGTGCCCGATGAGTCGCGCGATATGGTCCCGGCAGAGGGGCGCGCGGTTGCAGAGCGGCCCAACGCGGAGGTAGCGGCCGATTTCATATCCGATCTTTTCCGTGAGACTTCATCGACTCCAAATAGCGCGGAGAAGGTAGCACTCATGCGCGAGCTGATCGCCATGCGAGACGCGGAGATTGCTCGGGTATCGCGCGAGAAGTTTGAAGCGGCCTTCGCCAAGATGCGGGCCGCACTTCCGATTATCAAAAAGGTAAAAGAAGTTACGCGATTGGGCGGACAGCACATGTACAACTATGCGCCGCTTGAAGAGATTCAAAAGCAGTGTGATCCGATCCTACGCGATAATGGCTTCGCCTACGCATGGCGCGAGGAAGCAATCGAGGGCGGCAAGCGCGTATGGTTCGACCTGTTCGGCTTCGGGCATACGCGGTCAAACTTCTTCGACGCTCCACTCCTCGGGGCCAAGCAATCCAACTCGGGCGGCGAGATAGTCAACGCGGTCCAGGCCGCGCGCATGACTTCCAGTTATGCTAAGCGGAATAGCATGGTAGACGGCCTCGGGCTCATCATCGAGGACGAGGACACGGATGGCGCGACGCTAGAAATCGACGAGGAGCTCAAAAAGACGCTCGCGAAGATCGAAGGCGCGGAGACGGTCGAGAAGCTACTCGACATAAACAAGATCGCGCTGGATAAGTACGCGAACAACGCGAACGCGCGGACGTTCATCCTCGGCACCTATGCCCAGGCGCGTAAGCGATTGACGGGGGCGCAGTCATGATCCAGGGCTCGGCGGAATGGATGGCCCTTAGAACTGGCGCGCTGACCGGATCACGCATGTACGAGGCGTGCGCGAAGGGCAAGCGGGGAGACTACTACGCGGCGCGCGCGGACCTGCTAAACGAAAAGCTGATCGAGCGATTGACCGGGCAGGCCGCGCAACACTTCGTCACGGATGCGATGCAATGGGGGACGATGCATGAAGACGACGCGCGCATCCTATACGAGACATACTCGGGCAATCTTGTCGCTGAGTGCGCCTACTTCGCGCATCCGACGATAGCGCGGAGCGGAGCTTCCCCGGATGGACTCGCGGGCGAGGACGGCGTAATCGAGATCAAATGCCCAACGACGGGCGTGCATCTTGAAACGATCCTGTCGGGAGAGATACCCGAGCGGCATACGTATCAAATGGCATGGGAAGCGGAATGCTCCGGGCGCAAGTGGGTAGACTTTATCAGCTACGATCCACGACTCCCCGGCGATCTTGCATACTTTTGCAAGCGCTATATGCCCGACCCCGCGTTCCTGGAATCCTTGCGCGATGAGGCGCGGAAGTTCCTCGCCGAGCTAGACGCGCTAGAGGCGAAGGCTAGGGCGTATCATCCATGAGCCGCGAGCGCGACCTATTCGACCAGCACGAGGAGCGGCTAGACATCTATGAGCGCGACGGTGGTATCTGCCGGACGTGCGGGCTACTAGTGGATATCAATAGCTTTACCGTAGCGCATAGAATTGCGAACTGCGAATGGGCAATAAGGAAATACGGTCGCACGGTTATCGACCACCCGCTAAACAAGGCGACGACGCATCCGGGTAGGTGCAATGATGGCGTGTTAATAACTTACAGGGACGCCGAGCGCGAGGCTCTTGTCGCGGAGATTCGCGCCGCGATAGATGAGGAAGAGCGGCGCGGGTAGACTAGCCATCCGCGCCGAGTTGCGCCTTACGGAGTCGCCGACAGGTCCGGCTTGATGAACTTGATCGTCAGCGCCGTGCAGAGAGCATCGAGGACGAGGAAGACGATCGGGAGCCAGTCGGGGTCAGCGGGGAGCGCGAAGGATACGCCAGCCGCGAGAGCGAATGCCAGGGACGTAATCGCGAATCCGAAACCGCGCTTTTTGCGCTCAGGGGTAGTAGCCATGTTGTCACCTCCAATCAAAAACTAATCGACGCAACGCGCCGATGATTATCTAATCACGGCCGAAACTATAACGGCACATGCGGCGGCGAGCGACCCGACGCCTGTAAATACTAGCATAAGCTTTTCTCGCCTTGTCATCTTGCGGCGCTCGATGCCGACATTTTTCGCTTCTTCCATTTTGTTATGCTCTTCATGCGTCATGCACTTCGGCAAGTACTCTTGAATCTCTTGCACTTTCTGCCGCGTTTCTCGCAACTGCGAGGCCATGCCGTCGCCATTTGACCCGAGTATCGCATACCAGAGCTGATAAACTGTTTCCTCTAAGGTGTCGGGTTTTTCTGGTTTGCTCATGTTGCCATTCCTTCCGCCGCGAGCGCGGCCTCGTACTCCTCAGGTCTATGATGCGTTGGCCACGGTAGCGCGGCCGCGCCGATCTTGATGAAGCGCCCGACATGGCGATAACCCCAGGTCCACGGCGGGACCATCGTCACGACGTCCCCGCGGCGCCGGATGACGGTCAGGCCCTCAAACCGCTCGCGGATTGCCGGGCTCGGGAGCCATAGAACGCGAGGCGGGGCGAAGGCGTAGGACTGGATGCCCGTGGGCCCGCGATGGAACACGATATCCTCATGCGCAAGGACCGTGAGCGCCGCGCCCTGTGAGAACCCAGCAACCGTCACGCGCTCAGCGTGCAGGACCTGCGGGATTATTTCATCGCGGGCGGACTTGTAGAGAGTCGCGAATCCCCAATGTGCGCGCCAGGGTATCGGCTGGTCGCGGTAGGGTCGAGGGGGGAAGGCGAGATTGAAGAGCCAGTCGGAATCGGACGCCGTGCTTTGGAAATATAGTCGCGACTCATACCCGTCGCGCTCTATGCGGTACTGCACGCCGAGGCCGGCGGTCTGCCATGGGCCAGAGGTTGCGGACTGTAAGAGATTATTTATCGTCATTTGAATTATTTTCCATTTTTATTCTCCTTAATTAAGCAATATAATCTATTTCTACATAGCCGCGATTTATTGCGATAGAATCATAAGAAGAATTATCAAACCATCCACTTCTTTTTAAGACAATATAAGTAGCGTCGCTAACAATACCTACCTGATTGCCGCTCGTATAATATCCTTCTGCGGTATAATTAAAATCAAATAACATGGTTTGAGTATCATTATAAATTGAAGCAGTCACTCTAATTATTTTCGACAATGTTAGTCCATGAGCAATGCTCACAGATGAAGCCGAATCCATATTCCATGCACCGATCTCTATAACCTTTCTTCTTATCGTTATTGCGTTTTCGCTTATCCCGCCATTTGCGCTTATCGCTCCAGTGCTCGATATTGTAGCAGCTCCAACATTCCCGCTAGCCGCAATATCCTGCGCCGCGATATCCCGCGCCGCGATATCCCTAAACGCGATATCGCCATCCGCGTCGCGCTTGGCTAGCGCTTTACCAGTAGCCGCGTCGGTTGACAGCGGGAGCGTATTGTCGCCGCCTGCCAGCATGCGGATATTCTCGTTGGTCTTGTTGGTGTCGGTATAGGCGAAACCGTCCGCCGCTACGAAATCAACCTTCGGCGTAGTGAATGCCATTATGCGCCCCCTAATACTTGATAATATAGTTCACGCCGATAGTCTTACCGCGCGTTACGGTGCCAGTGCGGGGGGTTCCGTTTGTGCCGTCAGTGACTGGGGCGTCGGTAGTCAGGCCTGTTTGTTGAACACAATCTGCCGTACCAAATCCAAGGCCAGCTGACCCTGGAGTGTGAGCAGTCCCCCACGTCGTCATTCCGTGCTTGTGTCCCTGCCCCTGGTCATCTGCAAACGCGCCAAGAGCCCGTGCATCATGCGCCGTTATAGCTCCGTGAGTCGTCCCCGTTACCGCAGAATATGTCCCCGCGCCAATCGGAGCGGCCTCGCGCATGTCGGGGACGTTAAACGTGGTTGATCCGTTGCCGACTCCCCACGTTGTACTAATAGCTGAATACAAATCGGCGTATGTGGCGCGGCTCACTGCTTGGCCGACGCACAAAAGCCAACCCGATGGCACGGACGATCCAGCGAAAGGAAGCATCGCTCCTGCGGGCATTAGCGCCCGGGCCTGAAATCCATCTACAGTGTCCGCATCAAGTCCGCCTCCACTACCCGGATGGATGCGCTTATTCGCTCCGCCCTGAATTATCGGGATAGAATCAGCAATCACGGAAGTAGTAGCGACCGGGAATGCGCTAACCTTTTTAGTCGGTGCATCGGCCATTTATTCGACCTCCCATAAATACCCATCCTCGGCTTCCCACATATAGCCATCCTCTGTAAGCCATAGCGCATCGGCTACAACCAATATACCATCCTGGCTTGATCGTAGCGTCCCGTCAAACGTTAGTTCTTGACGGACCAACCAGAAATCCTCGGTCGTCGTTCTGCTCGCGTCGGTTGTGATCTTGTCCGAAAGCTCAAGCGCAGGGTCGCCGCGCCATGCCTGTTTAAGATCGCGCCTGGGAGTAGAGTACATCGTTAGTACTTGATTGGCAATCTTATACGCCGCGTTTGCATCCTGGATGAGCGGATTATCCGGGAACTCGTAGACCTTTTCGCCGAACTCGGATATCGAAGACTCGTCGCGCGAAGTAGCAACGCCCCCGCCGGTTACGCGCAATACCTTTGCATTAACCTCTAACTCGATAATCGCGGCCGCCCCCGATGCGTTCGTAATCTCAATGTCAGCGCCCCATGGATAATAGGTCGCATCAGTTATCGTTATACTCCCAGGTGGCGAGACAAGCGCGGCGGCGGCATCTATTACCGGAGTCTCGCTATAATTGATGGTCATATTCAGCACTTCGCCAGCAGATATCGAGATATCCGTGGCGGAATATACTTGACTCGCACTTACATCAGGCACAAGCGGAGAGTATTGCACCTTGACCACGTTCTTGATATTCGAGAACCGCGATGGGTTCGAGCGCGTGAAATATTTCGCCGATGTTATCGTCCGCTCTGATATCGCCCGATTAGCCCGGAGATAATCAGGACCCTCGATCCTAAGCACGCCGTAGCGGTCGACATAGACCGACGCTTGACATGCCTCGGCAACCATGCGCAACGATTCGCGGTGGCTTGTCTTTTCAAGATAGGAATATGGTATGGTATCAGCGTCAAGGTCGGGATCGATAAAATACATCGAGGACAAAAGTCCGTAATCCTGGCAGATATCCTCGAACATATCATAGAAGCTTAGGCCGGTTTGTAGCCCAGGCGAGTATTCAGTTTCAGCCATGAGCGAAAGCAAGTCAAAGCCTACCGTATCGACGCCGAGGTCTTCATCCGGGACGTTCCATTCCTGCGACCAGAAAGTACCGAGCGGCACCCATTCGATAAACGATTCAAGCGCTGAAGTATAAAGCATGTTCTGCTCAAGTATCTGAGTATAGTACGCAAGCTCTGTCGCATTTACTTCGCGCGTGGAGAAGATCGCGTTGCGGGCGGTCATGGCCATGTAGTCCCACGAGAAGTCGCCATAACCTCGGCCTACGACCAGGTACGAAGCCACAAGATTCATGGTCGCGTCGTAGGCCGCCGTCGATCCGACGAGCACGCCGTCTACGAAGAGCGAGGCAATGCGCGTTACCAGGTCAAAGCGCACGGCAAAGTCGTGCTCCGCCGTCGCGTCCCAGGTGTAGGCAATTTCGCGATACTGACTCGTCGTTCCGGTCCGACCGACGTAGATTCGGGCAGAGCTTGCGGATATCTTGTAGAGCAGGAACCCTGATCCGCCTGAACCTGAGTTGTACTTGAACGTTGACAGGACGACGCCGGTCGCGCCCGTTACTTTTGCGGAGATGCCTGCGAAGATTATCTCTTGCGGCGTCGCGAGCGTTCGGATTAGGTAGTCTACGTTTCCGCCGAATATAAGACCGTCAGCGCTCGGAGTCGCGCCATATACGGTCATGTCATTGCCGTTACTAGTATTATCAATGACATTCGTATCAGTATCATATTCTCCTGTGCCTAGATAAAGTATTTCGAGTGTTATCGTATTCCCGGCCGCGTTTGCAACCAAGCCAAACGCTGACGATGCTACGTAGAAATCAATTAGGCCGGGGGCCGAGATCGTGCGAAAGGTACCCGAGATTCCATACATCCACGTCCCGGTTATTGCCGAAACCTTGATGCGCACCTTGAGCGCCGTCATCGCGCGGTAAATCTGCGAATTGATCGCGGTCGCGGTGATTACGAGCTTGGACCCGCTCAGGGAGAATGAAGGACTAAGCGACGGGCTCCAGCCCGTGGGCGCGGCGGCGGAAGTGAAGGCGGTTATGAGTTGTGTTACCCCGCTCGCCTTGTCCGGTATATCGGGAATATCAGTCGCCATAGTTAGATAAGCAGCAGTAGCATCACCCACGCCAAGCGCCCCTATATACGGTTCTATCTTGCGCATGGGCTTGGCGAGATTGGCCAATGGAGATGTACTGCCATAGTCGAATTGTCGCGCCTTATTGTGAAGCCTAAGCGTCAACTGATTTGAGGAAATATTCCCGATTGGCACGCTCGCGGTATCAGACTGCCGCTCCTCTAGCAGTTCCATCGAGAAGACTTCATCGCCATAATAGGTTCGGCGTAGCGACGTAAAGAACTCATATATCTTAGCGCATCGCCCGACGTGCGACCACTTGGTTATTGATAGCACCTGCTTGACGACGGCCGCGACGCTTGTAATATTCGTTGACCAGTAATAGAGTGTGTTCGCGGTCACGGTCTCGGTATGCAAAAGCGTGTTGCTTGCATCGTAGAGCTTGATCGTAAAGTCTACAGGATACTCGTTTTTTATCGAGTCCCCGCATACTAGCAGTCGTTCAATGGCGCGCTCGGCGAATACTACTGTTAAGGTTTGCGCAGAGGCAAACGTCCCTCCGGCTCCCGAAACACTGGCCGACCACCAGCCCATCTCCATCGACAATTCTGCTAGAGTGTCATCGGTCGGCGGCATAAGGACGTATGATCCATCGAGCAAGCTAGAACCGTCGAGCGAAAACCAATTGTGCGAAGGCTCATAGATGCCGTCAGCTACCTGATTTATATGCGAGCATTCAGCATCGCCCGATGAAGTAACGCCAATCGATTGATCGACGAAAGGATCGGTATAATTGATATCTACCTTGGCGAATACCTGGCGCTTGGTTTTCTTGGCCATTGCCGCGCGAAAGGCTCCGCTCGTATAGATCATATCTCATCCAACATGATGACCGCTCCCGACCATAGCCAGATATCGCGCACAAGCTCGCGCGCAACCGAGAGCGGGCGCATAACTACCGCGTAGGTCGTATTCGTCGCGTCCTCGTTATTCACGATGAGCGATAGATCGCAATGACAATCGTATATCGTTTCGAGGATATCGAGCGTCGTTCCGGTGCACATAGGGGCATATGCGATTTCAAAATGATGTTTGACCGCGCGAAGGTCGGAGACAAGCGTGCCGTCCGCCGTCCGTTCCTCGGTCATAATCTCGGCAGTTGACACGCGGAAGCGAAGCCCCTCGCGCGGGAGCGATGTCTCATATCCAGCCAGCCCGAGCGATACCTCGCCACTCATGCGCCTACCCTCACATCTTCCTGCAATCCGAATCGGCGCAACTGTCTATTGAGCTTACGCAACCCTGAATCGTCAGCGATGATCGTAGCCCCCGCGAAGCTGATCGACCGCGAGGCCCCGCCGTATGGCGTCACGTTCCGCGCCTGCGCTACGCTAGTCTCGGTAACACCCGCGGGCCGTGAGCGTGTTGCAAACGCCATCATAAGCCCATCCGCAAGCATACCCATAACCTCGGGCGATAGCGGCGCGACTAGCTCGGGATATCGAGGATTATCGCCGACGACTGCTAGGGTTGGATCATACGCTAGCCCACCATTCGCGAGCTTGACGGTTTTCATCATCGATCCGACAGTCCATGCCGCCGCGGCGCCAAGCCCTAATTTAGCCGCCGATGCATACATCCCGGGCGCAGCCCATGCGGTAAAGGGATTTAAAGATGCCGCTATAGCCTCGACCAACCGGGCCGCCGCTTTTGCTCCTAACTCATCGCCGAGCGCGTAAACTATCGCGCCTATCGAATTAATAGCCGCCGTGCCCAGGCTCTTCCATGATACTTCATTGTTCGCAAGGTCCTCGCCGAGTTGCGAAAACACCGAACTTGCTACGGCGCGTAGAGCCTCTTGCGCTTGTATGTTTTCGTTTACAGAATCGGTTACGCTACGCCATGCCGCCGCGCGTTTTTCCGCTTCGGTTTCTTCTTGGATAGCTACGGCGGAAAGCTCTTCCGATAGTCCTATGCTTTTTCTTGTTGCATCATTGGCCGCTATTTGCGCGGCTCTTAAATCTGCTAGCGCCTTAGCGAGAGCCTTCCCGCCTATCGAGTCCTCGGTAGCTGAATATCCGGCGTCAAGTAGCGCTTTCGCGTAGGCTTCGGTTGCGGCGCGAGTCTGCTCTGTCGCGTCTTTAAGCGATAACAGCCCCTCGGTTTTGTAGGCTTTTATATTTTTTAGCTCTTCATCATAGGCCGCCGTAGCCTTCTTGCGCGCTTCGATCTGCGCATCTATCGCGGCTTTGTTTTTTTCGTATGCCTCAGTATCGGCGAGTGCCTTAGCCGCCGCCGCCGCACGCGCCTCGACCGGGCGCATAGCCTCGCCATAAGCGCGCGCTACTCGGTCTAATTCTTGATAGCAGTATTGTATTTCCTTGAGTGCTTTTGTCTTTACCGCCGCCGAGTTCTTTTCATCTGCGGCGGCTTCTTTATTAAGATCAATCATGATCTTTAGCGCATCATGATATTCAATAATCGTTGCTTTACCGTTTAGGTATGCCTTTATTATTTTATTCTGCTCATCGGCGAGCTTTTGCCTATTAAGGATTTCTACTGTATACAATAAAGCATCCGCGACAGTGTTAAGCGCCGGGGCTGCTTCCTGCACTAATGTCATCGAGAACGCTTTGAACGCTTGCCCTAATGCATCGGTTGAATCTTTGAAATCGTCAGCGTTCTTTATTGTCTTTTCGCTTAGAATAAGGCCGAGATCGCGCGCCTTATTCTTCATATCCTGCAAGCCATCAGCGCCGAGCTTCAATAGCGGGATAAGCGAAGTCGCATCGCGTCCGAATATCTCAAGCGCGAGTTTTGACCGATCGGTCTCATTGGCTACTCCGCCGAGCGCCGCCATAGTGTCGTCGAATATTTCGTTTGCACTTCTGAATTGCCCATTCGCGGTCTTCGTCGATATGCCGAGCCTTTGGAAGGTCTCCGCATTTGTTTCTAGCCCGCGCGTCATTAGCTTGACGCTATTCGCTATCTGCTCGACCGATCCGCCGGTCTGGTCCGCGACGAACTTGTATTCCTGGAGCGCCTTAGTAGATAGGCCGGTCCGTTGCGACAGGTCGGTTATCTGCTCGCCGTATTCCATTAGATCTTTGGTCGCGGAGGTAAAAGCCTTGCCAACGGCTATTATTGCGGTTGCCGTTAATACTAATGGATTAGTGGCGAGCATAAGCATTTTCTGCCCTACGCCGCCGAGCGATGAATCAAGCGCCTTTAATTGCCCCTCGAACTTTTGCCATGAGGTTAGGACTGGCTTCTGTTTGTTCGCTAATGCTTGCGATTCTTCGCCTAGTTTATAATATTGGTTTTGTAGTTTTTCAATTCGCGGACTTAATGGATCAACGCCTTTAGCTATTAAATCAGATATTTCCTTTTTTAATGCGGCTTGCTTTTGTGCTATTAATTCTGTGGATTCTCCCCAGACTGCGGCCTCTCCGCTTATCCTGCGGAATGCCTCGCCGATAGATGCCGCGCTAGTCTGTAGTACATCATTGAGCCCGTCGAATTGCGCCTCTGCCTTGCTTATTGCCGCGTTGAAGTTTGAGGTGTCGGCTACAATCCGTACCAACATATCGCCGAGGATATTAGCCATTTCGTTTGCTCTCCCTGGCCTCTGCCTCGGCGATTCGCTTTTTCATCTCGTATAACTCCCCCATCGGCTTGCTGGTCGATTTCGGAACCGGGATGCCATAATGCTTTTCTCGTCCGTAGTCGTACATCGTGAGCATCTGCAATAGCGGAGCATGGAGTACATAGTCAACCGTCCAACCGTGCCATTCGCAAAGGTCGGACACGATAGCGCCAGCCCTTAGCCTGCCGCCCCCGGCTCCTGATCCAGAACCCCCGGCATGTTTTTTTTTATGAAGTTCAGAATCGGAGCCATCGCGGCCATGATGAAAAAGAGCCCTTGCTCTATCGAAAGATTCTGTTTCAGAAAATCGACCGTCAATGCTTTGTCGGTCTGCATGCCTATCTCGGAGATGAGGCCGAGGATCATCATATACGTTTCCGTATCGATATCCTCGGCATTTTTCAGCTTCGCGAACTTCTCGCGGTTCTCCAGGATCGAAAGCCCGACGCCGAACGCGACAGTCAGGTTGATGGTATGGACATTGCCCGAGGAGTCGGTAAACTTTACCTTCTTCTCGGGCGGCCTGAATACGTCCAGGTCTAGGATTTCGTCCATTAGATTCCGCCCACCTGATAGAGCTTGCCGAGCTGCTTCCCGGGCGTAGCCACTGACTCATCCAGGATAGCCGTCGCCTTGATCGCCTGGGTAACGGTCGGGTCCGCGTCGTCGTCTTTCTTGAAGGCGAACTCCATGCCGGTATTCAGCGAGAGCTTCCACGCCCAGAACCGCACAAGATCGCCGTCCTCGTTGACGTTGGACAGCCGCGCCATGAAATAGGGGAGCGAAGTCTTGCCGCCGAAATAGGTCGTCTGCGAAGCGTTCGGCGTGTAGTCGTAGACGATGGTAATGGTCTGCGCTTCTGTGGTGATCTTGCCAGCTGCGGAATCGGTGAGGACGATACCCCAGATTCCCGATCCAGGGGACTGCTCGGTGATGACATAATCGACATTGACATCGAGCGCCCCGTTGACTCCGCCAGTCACCGAGTCGGGCGTGATAATCGTCCCCGCGCCGTTCTGATGATCGAGCGCGATGAACTTGTTATAGTTCCACGCGCCCGAGCTTACGACATAGGAATGATTGTTGACGATGCCCGCGGCTACCGGCGTGCCAGAAACATCGAACGCGCCGCGAAGCACCTCGCGCACGGCCTCGCGAATAGCCTCGCGCTGGTTGAACTCAAGCGCGAGCGTCTGCTCGGAGACGTACTTGACTTCGAGCGCGTTATCTCCCTTGAGCTGGGTCGAAGTAAGCGCCTCGGAGAAAACGAGCCCATCAATCGAGCCGACATCTACCCATGACACCGCGTCGGTCGCGTCGGTGCTCGCGGCCATGGTAGCAACCGATCCCGCATTATAGGGGGCAATTTCGAGTTGCGCCGAGCCTCGGAAAATCGCGGTCAAATCCTGCACTGAACTCTGGTACTTAGGCATGGTTAAAACCCTCCCTGATAATTGACCTTGAACTCGGATGCTATAACATTTTCGCCGCTATCTGTTGCCGGTAGATATACTGATCGGACATGCGTAATGCTTTGGATTTTTACGCTATCCGATATTCCCTTATACCGTTGTAACTCATATTTTAGTACGTCGTCAATTGCTTTAGCGCGCGTGATGCTGGTGCGGGTTACAATCGTGAATTGAATATTATCCGAGCAGAAATCCTCGCGCGGATCGGTAGAGCTTACGACATTCGCAAGATGCATATATTCCTCGATGAGCGAAGGGACGATGCCCCAATAGAGCGGGACGGCCGGAGTCAGCGCGCCGAGCGGTGTAGCGAGCAAGGCATTCAGCGCGGTCTCAATGCTCACTGTATTACCTCACAATCGACAGTCTGGAAGCTCCCGCCTGATAGCTTTTGCGGGTTGACGAGCTTGACGAGATAGTAAGCCGTAGTTCCGTCGTCTCCCGTTACTATAAGCCGATTGCCATAGACAGGTACTACCGTGCAACCCATCGCGGCACGATGCGTCGAAAATAACGTAGGCTTGTCTGAGCTTACCCGCTCACGCGATCCAAGCACACGCACATACCCGCGATTCGAGCCGGCTTGCGTTGTCCAGGTTATCGCGCCTCCAAATGCGGTTGACGAGGATTGGACGTAGATCGTCGCGTTGTATTTATTGTTTATCACGATAGCCCCTGATATGCGTCCGCGATATTGCCGGGGAGCTTTTTCTCGGCAGTAGCCATGCTCGGGCGCATGTAGGGCTTACCCCCTGATCTTTGTCTAGGGCCTTCCGAATATGTTTTCCCGCTAGCGGTACTGCGATATTCAGGAGATCGCTCGCCTAGCTTAAATTCTTGCCATATTGCGTAGTCTACATCATGCGGCCCGTAAGCGCCTTCAATTTGCCCAGCGTCATTCTTTTTTGCCGGGTCAGGTCTAATCGAACCTTGCAGTAGCGCAGACTTGCCGACGTGTACTAATCCTTTCGCCGCTATCGACGCTTCCCCGGAGGTCTTATCGATGCCGAGCTGTAGCGCCCGCTCGACTAGCGCGGTCATTTCGGCGCCGTGCCAGTCAAGGCTCACGCGTAGCCCCTTCGGCCAGAGTCAAGCCGCGCGTATATCTTCTCGCGCTCCACGCCGATATCGGTCGCGGCCGTGTAGCTATATTCGCCTCCGCCTACCGACTCCGACTTGAGCCCTGGCGTCGCCGATATCGTAAGCTTGCAAAGATCGATCAGCGCTCGGATGCGCTTGGCCGTATCGACGACAGGCACATAGGTAATCGTGACCCGATTCCCCCAATAGGCGAGCGGATGCGTACCCGTATTGAGTCGGCGAATCTCGCGCCCGCCTGGCACTATTGCGTAATCATCGGCCGCGAGCGTGGTAGCCGTGCTTCCGTTCCAATAGGGATCGGTTATCGTTTCGACTATGCTAGTTATCGAGGATACCAGCCGACTAGGGAATATGAGCGAGCCCGGAACATCATCCTCTATCTCTTCGACTTGCGCCGTATGCGATCCATAGCGCGCGATAATATCCTGTTCCTCGCCGTCGATAATTGTCTGTAAAGCTAAGTCAGTTAGCGAGGTTGATATATGCTCTCGTAATTGTGTCGGAGTTATGAGCGATACGGTGCTTGCCCAAATCGCATAGAGCGTAAGACTAACCGTAATTGTAAATACATCGCCAGGTGAGTATGCCGTCCCACTCCCGTTAGCCGCTGTATTCCACCCGCTAAAGTTATATCCCGCATACGACAGCGCGCCGACGTTGCCTTTGACCGTAACTGACGCGCCTCCGGCATAGACAGTCGCGTCTACCGGGACCGCCCCGCCCGTCGCTCCATTGCGATCATAGGTTACGCCGGCCATTTACTCCGCCTTCGGCTCTTCGGAAGGCGCGGCGCTCTTGTCCTCGCCCATCTCGCGCATCTTGTTCTCTGAGGGCTCGCGCTTCTTGCGCTCAGGCTTCGGCTCGGGCGCGGGATCGTCGAATCCCATAAACGCGCGGTAGTCGGCTATCTCTTGCTCGGTCATCGGTATCGTCTTCATGTCGCCTCCAAGTAGGCGGGAGCTTTCGCCCCCGCCGTTTCGGTTACTTCTTGAGATAGAGCGCGATGAGATTCTGCAGCGTTCCGGCGGCCGTCGCGTTATTGGACTGGACTACGACAGGATCGCCCCGGCAGTACTCCGGCTGGATGAAGTAAATGCCATTGCCGTCGCCGAGTTCGGTCACAACCGAGGCCGCGAGGGCCGCCTGCTGGCACGCCTTGTCGGCCGCGATGCCGAATACGCGGACCTTCGCGCCCGCAAGGACCGGACTCGCAATGTTGGTCCCGAGCGTGATTGCCTTGGTCGAAAGCGAAGAGACCGTATTGAACTCCCACCCGTCCGAAGTCTCATAGGCGATAACATCGCCCGAGGCGACGGCGTTTCCAGCGGGATCGACCGGGGCGTCGGTCACATTCAGAACCGCCTGGCTGATCGCGGCATCGGCGCTCGCGGTCGTCCGGCATCCGGCGCGGTCGCCCGGATACATGAACGACAGCGTATGCGCCGTGCCCTGGTTGGAATAGAGCAGATGATTCAGCGCGATACGGTTGCCGTCCGATCCGGGGATGTTCTCCTGGATGATGGTCGCGGCGGTCTCGGTATGCACGCCCTTGGAAAAGATGCCAGTGACATAAGCGGGGATAGACATGGTGGGCCTCCAATTTACAGGCCGTTAAAATCCGGGGACCATACGGCCCCCGGTTGTCGACTAGATATCCGTGACCTGGCAGAACGCGGCCGCCCTGGTCCAGCGGAAGCACCCGCGAACAGTCGCGCGGATCGCGAGGATGCCGTAAGCGAAGTTCGTATCGTGGCTATCGGTCATCTCGACCAGCACGCCGCGCCGCTCGAAGTACTTGCCGAATCCCGCGAGGTCGCCGGTCAGCGCCGTACCCTCGGTGATCCGCGTAGACTTGACGACGGGGAGGCCCCAAAGAGTCTCAGGGCCGCGCTCGGCGGGATTGCCCCAGATGTACATGCCGTCCGTAGTGCGCAGGAGCCGGAGCGACTGCCAGTCGTTCGGGTGGCAAAGCACGAAGCTCGGGTTAGCCTTGCCAGTGACGATGACCTGGGTCATCGCCTTATAGACCGCATCGGCCATTTCGTCGCCAGCGCCCGCCTGGGTCAAGAGCCCGGTCTTAGCCAGGATGCCGAGGGGAATAGGCGATACGCCCGTTCCGGTGATCGCGTACTGATCGAGGATTTCGAGAAGCCCGGCGCGAAGCTCATTGTCGATAAAGTCCTGCATCTGCGGGACATCCTCGACCTGTTGAGTCGTGACGCGCGCGAGATGGCCGATATTCTGGACAGTCACGCTCCGCTCAGTCAGCGCGAAGGTAGACTCAGCATAGGCGCCCGAGCCCTCAGTCGCGGCGGCGGCGGACTGCGTCCTGGTCGTCTCCTCCATGTAGGTGATCGCGGCGGCCCCAGTCGCGCCCTTCGGCATGAGGGTG